ATATGATCGAAAAGATCAACTATGCGATGAATTCCGTTCCACTTATAAAAAATGTATGGCCTAATATTCCCTTCATTGAGGCAAGGGCAATGGGCGGCCCGGTTGAACCCAATGTTCCGTACTTAGTCGGTGAAAACGGACCCGAGCTTCGAATTTTTGAAAAGTCAGGCTCTATTATACCAAACGATAAGCTATCTTCTACAATGGAAATGCAACCGGTTTCTTCTGCTTCATTAGGAAAAGGAATTTCGTTTAACGTTGATAGAATTGAGATTTCAGGCAATAACTCTTCAGAGCAGGCAATAAACCTTTGGGCCGAATTCAAACGTCTTGCAAGAGAGAATGAAAACGAAATTAGAATTTCGTTAGGGTTGGCCCCAGCATGATAGGCTCAAGCATTTTTACTGGAAGGGATAAAATTGGAATCACCGGTGTTCAAGCTGGAAAATCGGTAACGATTGACTTAAACGTAACCACAGCGTTTAGCCAAGATTATCCAGTTGTTATCACTCAGAACCCGATAGAGAAAGATCCCGATAACCCGGATACCGGACATATTTCAGATCATATTATACCTTCTCCGCCTACATTGAATTTGATTTGTGTTTTGTCTGATGATATAGGACTAACTTCAATTACAAGTACATCAGAAAAACTTAAAACACTGATCTACTGGCAAAGGACCGGAAGCATTGTGAAATTTGGAGGCTATGGAACCGGCGGTTTGATCAATAAGATGATTGCTTTTTTTGGAATGGATGGGCTATTCAACGACGATTTAGAAGAACCCTTGTATTTAGGACTTGACGACGAAGTAATTGAAAACCTTGCAATTGGGAATATAAAAAATAGACGAGATATGGAAATAGGAAAAGCCATTGAAGTCACTTTAGAATTAAAGCGAATTATTGTAACGGAAGCCCAAACCATACAAGGCATTGGCAAACAAAAAGTAAAAACTAAAGGAAAAGCTCCAACACAAGAAACAGGGACTTCTTCCTGCTCGAAAATCAAGAGTTCTGCAAAAGCAGGTACCACATGATTCGATCTTTACCTATAGTTTTTGAAGAACTTCCCGTTTCTAAAATCTTTCAAATTGGAAATAAAGACTTTGAATTCGAATTTAGGTACAATTCTCGTTTTGATTTCATTTCTATTTATGTTAAAGATGGATTCAAAATTTTGCATACAGCCAGGCTGTGTTATGGAAACGATTGCATGCAAGGATTTGCAAGTTTTAGTTTGGTTCCGCTTAGCCCAAACGATCTTTCCAACGACGGTTATACGAAACTTCGAGTAAACGGTGATACATTTGGTAAAAGTGTTTTTCTTTATTTCGATGACGGAGAAAATTAACCAAGGAGTAAGTAACTATGAAACGTATCTTTTTTCTAATATTCTTTTTGGCCGCTTTTATTAATTTAAACAGCAAACCAATTGCATCCTCCTGCACATTCAACGGTGTGAAGTTGTACGGTAAAGTGAGAGTCGTGAATATCGGCGAGGATTTTCGAGTAACCGTGGTTCGTAATGGTGAAGACCTAAAGGTCGAAACTGGAATGATCAATCCGGATTCTTGCGGTAGATGGCAGTTCGTAAATATTGGTGAAGATTTTAAAATACGTTATGTGGATCTGGATGCGGATTTTACCATTCGACTCGTTACAAACGGAGCAGGTTTACCATAACGTGAAACAATTTTTACGGAACATAGAAGTGAAAATAGAATCACCGGATGGGAAAACAAAAATTTTCTCACATAATCCAAAAGAGGCGATTCAGTTTTCTATAGTATTTGGAGTTGAGTTTGATAAGACAAACGTGACTACAATTTCTCTTTATAATATTCTTAATTCTACAATAGAGATGTGTGTTCCAAAAACAGGTAAAAATAAATCAGATACACAGGCCGCACGAGCCGAACTTTCCGTTGGATATGGAGATGATCTCTCTATGATTGCGAAGGGTGAAATTTTACAACACACTGTAAAATTAAACGGACCCGATCGAATTCTTGAATTCAAAATTTCTGATATGATCAATAAGCTATTTGGATTTTCGGTTACAGAGACTTTCGAGAAAACGCTCGTCTCCTCTATCCTAAGACAACTTTTTGCAACATACGGAATCTCCTATTACGCGCTTCGTTTTTCTGAGGATGTACTACTGGACAAAATTAGTTTTTCCGGTGAATCTCTCAGTTCCGTAATCGATCAATTGGCGAAACGAGTCAAAGCCCACAAGTATTTTCAGATCGGTAGATTAATTATAGAAGATGAAAACTGGTCTAAGCAGCATAAATCAAATAGCGTCGTTCTATTGGATAGAACTTCCGGCCTAATAGGAACTCCATCCAAAATCAAGACTGGTTGGAAGGTGAAAAGCTTGCTTAACCCTTTAATTCAAAGCGGCGAAACGGTTCATTTACGATTCCAAGACAACACAACCAATTCTAAAATCGACTCTCAGTTTATAGTTTTAAAAGGACAACATAGAGGCGGCTCTATGATTTCAGATTACTTTACTGAATTTGAATGTAAGGTTGGATAATATGATTACCCCAGAGGTGTTACAAGAAAAAATTAATCGGGAGCTTTGTAAAATATGGACCGGCCTCTACGGAAAGATTGAGTCTTACGACAAATCTTCTTTGACTGCGAAGGTCAAACCTTTGCTAAAAGTTCCTAATGAAAACGGATTCGAGGAATTACCTATCCTCGTCAATTTACCAGTAAACGTATTTCACTCGGGCGGAATGCTAATCGTTCCGGATTACAAGCAAGGTGATATAGTTTACCTCGCTCCATCTTCACATTCTATTCAAAATTCAATTCGTGGAATGATCGATAAGACACAAGAAAACTCCGAAGAAATAGAATCTCCTCGATTCGGACTTGAAAATTGTTCAGTTGCATTTGGAATTCCAAGCCATCCCTTTCAGTTGCTATCTACCGTTCAAAAAGATGGATTAGTCATTTGTGATACATTAGGAAATTCATATATACTAATTTCATCTTCTTCCATAGAGTTTAAATCAGGAATGGCCGCAACGGAAAAAGCTGTTTTAGGGGAGACTTTGAAAGGAATCTTGACTGAAATTTTAGACGCGTTGTCTGCTCTGACTGTCACATGCACGGCTCCTAGTACACCTTCTTCCACGCCGATTAATGCCTCTGTGTTTAATGTTATCAAAGCGAAACTCAATACGATTTTGTCGCAAAAGGTAAAGAACAACTGATGAACTCATTTTTAATTCAAGACGGAGATTTAAAGCCTACACGTATTAGCGGTCCCGATTGTTTGAAGCAAAGGCTAGAAAGCAGATTTAAACTTTGGAAAGGTGAATGGGAATTTGATAAATCAATCGGTTTTCCTTGGAACAATGTTCTAAGAAAAAATCCAAGCAGAAAAGATGCGGAAACATTAGTGCGCTCTGAATTAAAAAAAGATCCGGAGATTGTTTCAATCGAGTCGGTCGAGGTGATTTTTATTGATACGGAGGAAAAAGCAAACCAATACAATAGCCTACTCAGAACAGCGCTCATCCGGTATACTGTTCAATCAGTTTACGGAATATTAAAGGGGGAACTATGAGTAGTTACGGGTCAACCCCGGTCGGGTTTGTTATAAAAGACAGAGATGTAATCAAATCCGATTTGATCTCTCTCGCTCAAAGTCCTGGCATCTTTGGATCCGATGAAGACGTTTCCCCTCATTCCGTTCTTGGAATGTTTATCGAACTGATTGCAGAATCTCAATTTGAGTTGTGGCAAGCTCTGGAATCGAATTATAACGATTCATATTTAGATACGTCATCTGGAATCTCTCTCGATCGTCTCGTAAGATTAAAGGGAGTGAGTCGTAAATCTGCCCAATCCGAAAAGGTAACTCTCGTAATTCACGGTTTGGATTATGCAACGATTCCAAAAGGATTTTTAGTTGGTACGTCAAAAGGTGTTCAATACAAGTCAATCGAAGAAAAGACAATTCTTTCCGGTTTGGCCTCCGTACAGTTTGAAGCAGTATTACCTGGTTTGGCTCAAAGAGTCGCACCGAATACGTTAAACGTATTCGTAAATCCTAATTCAGATTTTTATACTGTAGCAAATTCCCAGAGTAGCTCCGGAGGATCGGAAGAGGAAACAGATCCGGAGTTATTGAATAGATATTTGGAGCTTGTCACAACCGAAAAAAACTCAGGTGCAATTGCATACATTAAAGCACAGATCGAAAATGAGCCTTCTGTTATAAGTTGTTCTATAAGAGAAAATAAGCTCAATGTCCCAGATGGTGGCCTTCCTGCAAACTCGCTCCATTTTATTATAGACGGGGCATCGGATGATTTGGTCGCAAGCTTGATCTATAAATACAAACCGGCTGGAGTTTGCCTAACAGGTTCTATACAAAAAACAGTTGACGAAAATTTAATATATTTTGACCGCCCAAGCGATCTTCCTATTTTCGCAAAAGTTGAAATCTGGAAAAACTCTTCATTTGACAATAACAGCATTTCGTTTATTAAAACTTCGATCATACGGACAATCGGAGGAATCGACACGATTAACGGTGTGAATTATGCTTATAGAGGACTTGGAACCGGAAAGAACGTAGTCGCTTGGCCGATTTATAGCGCGATCGGAAATGTCGCAGGGGTTGAAAATCTTTTGATCCAGCTCGGAACCAATGCTAACTCTACTAATAGCAACTTGGTTTCAGTGCAGCCGGCGCAAGTCGCAAAGATTTTTACGGCAAATATTCAGGTGGTTGTCCATTGAATCATTCTGATTTAGTTGAAAAGCTTCCCGGTAGTATTTATAAAAAAGACGTTGGTTCGGGAGCCGCGAAACTTTGGAGTTTGACTGCCACTCCAGCTAACGAACTTGAGGCTACGATTATTCCCACTTATGACATTGATAATCAAAGTGGCGTTCAACTTGATAAAATCGGGAAGGCTTTTGGAATTGAGCGCCTTGGTGTTTCGGATAATTCGTATCGAGATAAAATTTTAAACTCGTCAATTAACCAGTTTATTACAATTCCTGCATTGAAAGAAATCTTAGAGAGATATTTAGATAATCCAATCGTGCGCGAAATGTGTTATCCTATTGAATTCGAATGGGAGAAGTTCGATGGCTCTGATTTTTTTGATGGTTCCGGAGTTTTTGAGCCAGCGATACGAGTATCTAATGAGTTGTTTTTAGATGGGAACGGAACTTTTGACGGACTTGATATATTAGATCCTACTAAAGTTCGTCCCGCTGCAATTGAAATAGATATAGGAAATTTAGGTCAGGATATTTTATCAGAGGCATTTAATAAAATTTCAAACGCTTCAATAGGAATTACTATTTATATGATACATTTTAAGGAGCTAGAATAATGGCATTTAATAATATACTTACGAGAATTTGGGATCGAACAACACCGAGAGATGGACTATTGCTTCAGGCAGAGTTTCAGAGGCTATTGGATAATGACATATTTTTGAAATCGGGAGTCGATTCCAATTCGAACAACATTACGAATTTGACGAATCTTATAAACTCCTTATTGATTCCGCTTGGAGGGGTTGTAGAGGATAATTTTGATCAATTGTCAAATTCTAATTTCCTGCATGTTAATGGGCAGTCTATTTCCAGAGCCACATTTTCCACACTTTGGAATTTAGTTCGTCGTAACGTTACAGGAATCGTTCCCGCAACAGATCGAATCAATTGTACGAATCATGGTTGTATAGAGGGACAGCTTGTGAAATTTTCTTTTACGGGAGGTGGAATCACTGCATTAGTAAATTATTATGTTCGTAATCCGACAACAAATGATTTCCAAATTTCTACAACACAGACAGGTTCTATTTTAGATCTAACGTCTTCCCAAACCGGGGAGATGATTGTAAATGTAGAATATGGGTTCGGTGACGGATCAACAACGTTTAACGTTCCGGATCGTCGTGGTATTTTTGCCAGAGGAGCCGGGGCGCATGGGAGCAGGAAAACCGGCGCTAATACCAATTATGATGGAGGATCTATCGGTTTTGGAGGAGATGACATGTTTCAAGGGCACCGGCATAACCATTCCTATAATAACGTTTACGGCATGATTGGCGGTTCCGGATCAAACTGGCTCAATGCAGGCGGAACGGCAGCCGGCAATGTGAACCTGATAATTTTAGAGCCCATAAATGATGGGGCTAACCAAGTTCGTTACGGAAAAGAAACAACACCAGCATACATCGCAGTAAAATACAAAGTGAGGGTAGCATAATGAATTACATATTAGAAAAATCAAATAAACAAGTCATTTGGATTAACGCAGATTCAAACCAAATGACAGGCGTTGACGCATGGGCAAATTTTAATCCCAACAAGCACGAAATTGTATATTCGCTTCATTATAACCCAAAGGTTGGAGAATCGTTTCTCGCAGAAATCAAAAATGGAATCGCACAAGATTTCGAACCGAGAAAGGTTTATAACAAAATCTCAAAAGAAGAAAGAATTTTGCAAAGCTGGGAGGATGGAATTGACACCGAAAAAGAAACGGAGCATGAACCTTTAAAAGATTTGAAAGGAATACCTTTAACCTACCAGAAACATTTTGAAACTGGTTGGAAAATAGACTTGGAAGAAAGAAGTAAAATCTTGTTAGCCGAAAATACGGTCATTTTTAATTCAAAATCAGAATCCTATCGAGGCTTCGTCTCTTACCTTAGCACTTCATGGGATTCTGGAATAAAATACTTAGAAAATATTCGAAAAACATTAAGCCTCCATTCAAAACAAAAATTACAAAGTATACCAGAGTGGAGAGACGCAGAAAATTCATTTCATTCTTTAGGTTCGGAAGAGCTTACTGAATTAGCTGATTTGATTGAGGTCGATTTGTTTCAAGCCGGCAACGCGCTTTACGGAAAAAAATGGGAAATCGAGGCAAAAATTCAATCTCTACCCCAAAACCAAACATTGAATCTCGTTGACCTTTGGAAATAAACTTTGAAACAGATGAGTTATAAGAGAATGAGTATTGATGGAAATAAATTATTCAATCCAAAGAACTCGGGATGTTATCTGTTAAATAACATAAGGGAAACTGAATGAAATACTCAGAGATAGAATGGACTGATCACACTTGGAATCCTGTTACAGGATGTACGAAAATTTCCGCTGGTTGTAAAAACTGTTATGCGGAGACTCTGAGCAAGCGCAAGTTTGGAGAGTGGAAAAATCGCTCTTTTTCCGAAATCATATTAAAATATAGTAAACTTAAAGAACCTTTTTCGCTTAGAAAGCCTTCTAAGATTTTTATTGTTGGACAACCGTTAGCTATTTTGTTGTATATGTTGATTGAACAAATGCCAAATAAAGTTAAAAAACTATGGCCTTTAACGCCTTCGGAACTCCAACCTTTGTTTAATGATCTTGGAATTGCATTTGATCCAGATTAAAATGAAGTGTTTCAGTTAAGCTTTTACTGCACATTCTCGCCTCTGGTAATGCTCGG